CTAAGGTAGTTAAAGAATTTTCGATATACCATTTACCTGTAGGACCTTGGAACCCGTGATTCCAAATACGAACCCATGGTAAGTCTTCTCCCGAAGGTGCTGGTAAAAAACGAATAACTGCGTACCCATTACCAGCTTTATCAACTTCTGGTTGCCAGAAGCGTTCATCTTTAGATGACTCTTGGGTCTGAGGTGTTGCGATCTTTTCTACTTCCTTCATTAAGGTGTCGAAAGAACCACGTTGCTTCTTAAGTGCTGAAAAATCAAATGCCATTTTTATCTCCGTATAGCGTTGTATGAATTATATTGCGATGTATTAGCGTTGCTTTGTATAACTATAGTTATACTTTTGCTCAACTTCACCAGGTTCGTTCTCAGTTTCCATAAGCATATTATATATCCTTTTCTTATGCTTATCCAACTTCTCGGTACCTTTTTTTGCTTTACGTACCTTCTTTTCTCGCTCATCATCAAAAAAATTACGTTTCATTCTTACATATCCCTGTTAACTATCTTCCCTTGGGACAGCTATAAATGGCCACGTAGATACTCTTTTAGCTATTTCTGATTGAGCTTTTGCTAGCTTTACTAAGAACAATTGCGTTTCTTTAAGTTGCTCGGTTAATGTAATGAAATTCTCATGCATTATGTGAAGATCTTTTTCAATTTCTGTTATTCTAGCGTTTGTCACATTATTAAGATCAAATAATTCGTTGTAATAATCGTTCATATTTTGATTTTTCTACTAGAACAAATGGGTCGTATTTCTTTAATGTTCTGGATAAGTCTACCCATACAATATCCTGTTCATATATCTTGTCGTATTGCTCTGTAAACTTGTATAATTTATTTAAAATTACTAATGTCTCAATACTTATTCTATCTCTATGATACTGTTTTATTATATAGGAATGCTGATCCTTTGACCCTTTAAATATGTACTCAAACGTTTTATTTATTTTTTCCATATCCTGAACAATGGACACAACATCCTTCTCGAAGTTATATGTCAATGACTCATTTCGTTTTTTCCATGATATATATCTATCTTTAGCCTCTGTATCAAATAAACCACCCCAACGATCACCAGATACAAAGTTAGCAACTAGGAAGTTAACTAGATCTTTTTCCGAATATGTTTCAGCAATTTTCTTTATTGCAAAAAGATCCGTGCGTTTATGAAATGCTTGCTTCGATGCTTTTACTCTACCCTGCTGCTTAATAACATCATACGCATCCGTTGTAAAGTGTAACCGTAATGCTAAGTAATAACGGTAGACATCGTATGGTTGCATGATCATATAGGTAAGTGACCTTTTGGTTTAAGTAAATTAGCTTGCTCTGCTTCTAATTGTATTTTCTCTTTGAGACTTATATTTACTAAAGGACCTATTGACTCAATATCGATATCCATTCGGTCACAATAATCAATAATAGCGTCCATATAAGTTATCTTTTTAGCTTTTACATTTTCTTCAATGTACATGCTAAATTCATTTGATGATCTAAACCGTCTTGTAATAATTAATGTATCTGTAATGCTGTCTATGTTTTCTTCTGTCATGCGAAAAATATGGTACCTAAAAGAAGTGCTTGTATGGCAAACCCAATACCTATAGTTATAACCATTAGCATATCTCTAAGTATAGCTGATCTGATGAATAAAAACAATAGGCCTGCCCATATTAATACAACTATATCCAATGGTGGCACGTCATCAGTTAAACCTGACTTAAGAGCTAGTAGACTAGGTATTGTTGCACAATGTATTACTATTACACCAATCCAATTAAAAGTATCTGCAGTAGCTTGTGAAAAGTTACTGAAAAACTTTATTACCTGGTCTTTAACATTATTTAGTATATCTTCAAATTTCACGATTTTCTTGCTCCATAAAATATATGACGACCAATCTTTGTAATCTTAGGTAAATTCCAATTAGGATTTACGTAATCGGCATGGTAATACATTGCGCCATGCAATGAAGGTAATCTAAAGTTTTCTAATAAAACCTTCTTTGCAACTTCTTGTGACTCAGCATATTCTTTATTAGATTTTACCTTAGGGCCTCTCTCACATGACCAAGTGAACTGACATACGAATTTATCATATACTTTTGTTTTTTGAAATACCACATCACAAATATCATTAGGAAACACACCAGAGTTAACTCTGTTCATTGTTACTTGAGCAACAGCAACCTTTCCTTCGAATGATTCTCTACCTGCCTCGAAATAAATATTTTTTGATAAACATGAAAGTTGTTTTTCTCTTTCAGCCATTGTAATATACTTACTATTATAATCTAGTTCTGATAAATTTTTTAGCTTATTGTTCGTAGCAAACGATACTGCAGCTATAATAGCAAGTACTGCAGATAGTCTTATAGACCAGTGAATAAGTGTGTGTAACATTGTTCTCCTTTTAAAGGGGGCGAACCCCCTCATACTAAGCGGACGACTTCTTAGTAACTTTTACATCTTGGATTTGTGAAACGAAGCCATTTAAGGTCTGCGCCTTAGTAATGATTTCTGATTCTGTAGGATAGGGTGGGAACCCTGGGTGATCTGGAGGTGTTTGTCCAGCGTGTCTTGCGTTTTCTACTTTGACTGTCCAGTCACTAGATACTTGTTCTCTTTTACCAAAATGATCCTGCTCAAGTATTTCTTTTGCCATCTTTAAAAGCTCAAGCCTGATTTCAAACGGTGTCATGTTGCTCATTTAACTCTCCTATTGTGTGTAAGTGTATAGTAGTTTTAGAGATCTACCAACTCTTTTTATTTATCGGTTAGCTATGTAAAGCGTAATTTCAAATCCAAAACGCATATCAGTTGCTTGTGGTGTAGTCCAATTCATTTTTATCTCCTTAGCGGCACATGCCGTATTATCTATACATTATGCTTAAAAAACCATCTACAGGTAATCATTAAATTAACATGTAAAAATCATTAAGGTAGCTGATTGGGTAATAAGGACAGCTACCGAAACCCCAAGTAAGTTACGCTGCTAAGCGATCCTCACCATAGAATGCATCGTTTGCATTTATTGTTTTGCTTGATTTACGGTCATCGCCTACCGTGTTGCCTTCTCTACTAGCTCACCCTGTCGAAACCATGTCAGGCCCATCAGAAGTGTCCTGTTGTTCACAGGTCGGGAATTCCAATCCTCAGAGTCTTGTTAAACTCTTACATATCACCCCAAACAACACTTCTGGTGGACCTGGCGGGAGTCGAACCCGCGTCCAGAATGCCTTCGCTTTGAAGGATTTACAACAATTCGTTACAATAAGATCAGTAACATACATACTACAACAATTACGAAGCCTATTACGTATCTTTCGAAATCAGTACTCATATTTCAAATCCTACGTTAGTATATACTAACCATAGACTCAAAGCAACTATAATTGCTGATACGAATCCTATTACATAACCTATAAAAAATAACATTAGATAATAATTAATATATAGTAGTTAAATTGTTATAACCTATTCTCAACCGGGGACATAAAGATTATACTGCCAAGGCAACTGAATTTCAATGTATTTTGGTAAATCAGTTCATCTTTATTTCGTATTGATTTCTATAATGTAGTAACTGTTTTACATGGTTATCTCGTTTCTCGTAAAAGATCTGAGAATCATCGTCTTCTACTGCTACTATTATTATAATTCTATTTATAGGTATACCGTAGCGTTCCTCATACATTATAGCATAGGCAGCACATTGCATAAAATAGTTATCAATATACTCGGTTTTCTTGGGTTTTGATGATGTTTTGAAGTCAATTATTGCTAATTCACCGTCGAATTCAGCAATACAATCCACTGTTCCAGCCATTCTTAAATGATCAGAAAACATTCTCAATTCCTGAGCATGTATGTTATCAATACGATCTAAGTACGGTTTAACTCGATTAAACAGATCCTTTTCAAATGGAGTTTTAAAAGTTGTAGGTGAATTATTTAAATAGTGCTCGCATTGCTTGTGTAAGGTTGTACCTCTTCCAGCAGCTTTAGAAGATATCTTATTAGCTGCTTCTTCGCCGACTCTCTTTCTCCACTTCATAATACCTTCGATATTATGCTGAGATAAAACGGTAGTAACCGAAGGGTATTTACTACCCTTCGGTGTTAAATAATACCGAGTGCCGTTTTCGTTTATTTGTTGGAGTACGGGAGAAACGCGCCCAGTATATAAATGATGGAACATAATGTAATTTTAATGACTCCCTGACAGAACTTCCATAGCATGGTTAAAGTGTTTGATACGGTCATCTAAACCTATAGTCCCACCGTTAATTTTCTTAGTTAATGTTAATATATCCTTACTATCTGCATAAGGGTTTAATTTATTCTTATGCCAGAACCAACATGCTGAATGAGTAGCGTAGTAAGGGTCAAGTAATATATCTGGCTGATCAGTTAACGTATCATCCTGAAAAAGAAATTTTGAGCAAGCTTTATAATTATCTTTGCCTGTTAATTGTAATAAACCTCTTCCTCGGAATTTCCAACCATCACCTGACGACTCAGGACCATTACCCATTCTATCACAGTAAGCTTTATTAGCTATTTTTTCAGGTTGTCTTTCATACTGTGGTGCAATGCTCGGGGGAAACCTATTGGGCCAAGTACCTGACAAACCTTTAGCACTGTAGCTTAACCCTTCTTCCAACTTAGAGAATCCCCCAGATTCATGAGCACATTGAGCAATAAATGCTGCTACTCTATTTACTGTGTCAATTTCATATTGTGGTAATGCATCGCACAACCCATCATACCAACCTTGAACTCCACCCTTTGCTTTAGGTATAAGTTGTTGTAATTTATCTACCGTAAAATTAAATTTAAAAGCCATATCTACCTCTATGCATATTGTTCTTCGTAGTTTAATCTTGCAATAATATATTCTTTAACTAACTTAGATCTAACAATATCTTCAACATCATACTCAATAATTTTAAAGGAGGGCATCATATCGGCAATAATCATAAACTTCTTTAACCCTGAGATATCAGTTTTTTTGTATAGATCTGTTTGTCTAAAATCACCGCAAAATATAATTTTTGATCTATCACCAACTCTAGTGATAATACTATTTAGCTCCATATCCGTCATGTTTTGGCATTCATCAACTATAATTACAGAATTATCTAAAGTTATACCTCTAACAAAAGATGTAATCATAAAATTTACAGTTTTTTGTTCAGTGAGACGTTGATAGGCATCATGTCGGTTAAACAAATCTTCACAGATTTCAATATAAGGTTGCTGGTAAACTTCTGTCTTTTCTTTTTCGTCACCTGGTAGATGACCTATTTCTCTAGAGGGTACTGCAGATCTAACGATAACTACCTTTTCGTATCGATTGCCTTTATCTAGTACTTCCTCAAGAGCTTTGTATAATGCTATATAAGATTTACCGGTACCTGCTACTCCATGTAATAAAATTGCTTGTGACGATTTGTATAGATCAAAAAATTTATTCTGGTTGTTGTTAAGAGGACTTATCGTTTTTAAATCATCA